GTCTTTTCCTCAAGCTTCGGCATAGCAATCAGAATCTTCCATCCCTTTGGATCAGGGACGTTGTTGGTAGAAACGTTTTTTGCTGACTCTGTGTCGTACACTTCACATATCCTATGCGGGAAACATCCCGTTTGCTGAGCCATTATGGCTTCAGTTTTGTTCCCTTGCGGGAATTCTATTGCTCCTCGATCTTTTCCTTAAGATCAAGGAGGTGTCGTTCTGCGATAGCAAGACCCTCTATCCTCCCAACTAGCCGCTGGTATGCCTCCCAATTAGCGACTCCGTTGGCGAGGTCGTCTGTATACTCATTCATATCTCTGCGAAACTTATCTCGCAGAGCATCAAACGCATCCATCAACCACCTCTAAGGGTCTTTGCAATATCCACTCCGATTCTAGCGCCATCGGTCTTTTCTCTGGAGGCAAGGGTTTCCTTAAGCTCTCCAACCTTAGCTCCGATCTGGGCACCAGCAATCTTTTCCTGAGTCTCAAGGCGCATCTGCTCTCTCTTAAGAGCCATGGCTTCCTTAAGCTGGCGGAACTGATTATCAGCCTGATCCTTGGCTGCCTTACGCTGCACTTCCGCCTGACGAATCTGTAGATCCTGCTGCTGCATCTGGATAACGGGATCCTGCTGCTGCTGCTGAATCTGCTGCTGCTGGGCTTCTGCCTGATCCTTCTGGAGAAGCTGGCCCGCAGCCTGAGAAATAAGAGACGAAAGATTGTATTCGATATCCTCCGGAAGGTCTTCCTTCTCGGGCGGAAGATCAAATCCAAGCTGCTTCTCGACTTCCTGTCTGTACTTGAACGCAACGTGTTCTGTAATATGGGCGGCCGCTGCGGCAGCAATTGACTGGGCCATCGGAGACTGAGAGATTATCTGCAGTATCTTAGGATCCTGCATCGCAGCCATGTGGGTCGCAATGTGCGCTTCGTGGTCTTGGTAGAGGAACGCCTTAACCGGTTTACCTGTAAGGACTGCCATGTTCTCGGTAACGGGGTCGCGCGGCTTAATGTCGTCCTTATTGGGTAGAACCTTATCGAGGTTCTGGATTCCCATTGCGTTGAGCATTCCGCGATGTAGCTCGTTAAGGTCGTAGAGATTAGGAGCCTGTGAAGCGAGCTGGAGCGCAGCTTGGTAGGAGATAACTCTCTGTGCCATAGTGGCCGAGTTAGGATCTGAGACGGGGATGATATCAATCCTGTCATCAAAATCCTCATGTCTTGAATATCTGCCACCCATGTCATAGTCGTACTGCTCGGGCATGTACTCCTTGATGACATCAGCAATCAGGTTCAGTTCCTTCTTGAAGGAGTCATGGATTCTAGCCTGAATCGCAGACATAACCTTCATTGCTCTTTCCATCAGAGCAAGGGTTGTTCCCACCGGAGCGTTCTGCTGTGCAGACCCAATCGGGAGTTCCCCGATAGAAGCGAAGCGACGGCCTTCCTCGACCATCGTGTTCATCAGGGTGAACAGGGTCTGAGACGGCTCCTTATACGGGAGGAAGGTAATATTATCCCGGATAGCCCCACCCGGAATGTCCACATCTCTGAACTCTCCCGGCATGATGGGAGTGTCGTCTCCCTTGATTCTAAGCCCTCTGGACTTCAATCCACCCGGAAGATTGGACAGGGTGCCTGCATCAATAAGCTGTCTGAGGATTGACGTAGATGACTTGGCAATACCACCAATCAGGTGCGTAAGGCCAGATCCGTAGAACCCAAGACCCGGAAGATACTTGTAATGGGTGAAGTATGACTTGCGGCGCTTAAGGGGATCTTCCTCGTCCCAGTTCTTTCTGATTGACAGAACCTGCTTGCTCTGTCTTTCAATGGTGACAATGTAAGGAAGGGCAATGCCTGTCTCTTCCCCATTATCATCTGTGTCCTCAAAACCCTTCAGGTCAAGATCGGCGTGGATCTCAAGAAGGGTGTGCCTATCATCATATTCTACTGACGGGCGGCTGGCTCCCGATAGATCATCCTTCTTCTTCTGGATCTCAGAATACTCGGGAGACGGCTCAGGGAGGTCAACATCAAGATAGAAACCAGAAGCTTGAAATCTCTTAACTTCATTGGGGTAGAGTCGCATGACATGCGTATAACGCGCGCAACTTTCCAATTCTGTTGTGCCATACGCGACAACGAAGTCTTCCGCAGGAACAAACGCTGAGACCGCTCTCTGGTAGTTCGGGTCATAATATGTCTTCTTGAACGCAGAACCCGCAAGCGGAAGCTGGAAAAGCATCTGTTCCATCTCAGGACGGAACTCTGTCATCTTCTCCTGAACCTGATAGTTCAGTTCCTGCTCGACTCTTTCCGCCTGCTTCTCTCTTTCAGGCGTAACCTCACCCACAATCTTTGTGCGGACGGGGCCGCCAGCCGGGAAGGTCTCCATGATGGCCTGACTCTGGAAGCGGATAACCGCCTCAGAGAGTATGGGATGGTAGACCCCACAGGCTCCCGGCCATGGGGTGGTTCTGTCCTCAATCTTGAGACCAAGAAGCTCAAGACCCTTAATGTAAGTGTCTTCCCAATCCTTGCGGCTCTGCTTATCAGCATCATAAGCTTGGACAAGCTCATTGCCAATGCTACCAAGCTCAGCAGGATCAATGTGTTCAGCAAGATTCTCGTTATGCTCAATGAACTCATCCTCGGGGCTCTCCTCTCCTCCGAGTTCGATGGTTAATCCCGGCAACTCAACCGTCATCGCCTTCGGGTCTTCCACTTCAATAGCGATGTCAGGAGTTTCTAGCGGGCGCTCGATCATCAATATTCCTTAGTAATAATCTGCTGGTCTTCTGTAGACTGTCTCTTCCTCATAATCGGTGGGGATGGACACAAATCCACCCTGTCTGTACCTGAGTAGGGCCTGAGTAACCGAGTCAACGAAGTCATCATGCTCTCCTGAAGGGAACTCAGCGCACTCTTCAATGACTTCCTCAGCCCATCTGGTATCAGGTGCCCACACCATCCCAGAAGAAAACAGATCTGCCACAGAGTTAGCTCTGGAAATCTTGTCATTACCCTTGGTTGGGGTATATTCTGTGACTGGAATGCCCATCGATCTCAATTCAAAGATCAACGGCATACCTGCAGCCTTGCCTTCAACGATAAAAGCATCTGGATTCCACTGTTTCCAGTGGTCCATTGCCACCTTCTTCAGCTCGGGGAACTCCATTCTGTCCTTGAATGCGTCCAAAAGGATAAGGTTTGGCCTAGTTTTGCCATCTTCCCCCTCCTGATAGAACACTCCCCATGTAGTGCATGCCGAATAATCGCTGCGCTCCTTCTTAAGGAAGGCTGTATCCCATGATTGGATGATGAATTCGCAGGCGGGAGGACTATTCTTCTCCCACTTCTTCCACCAATCCCTCTTAATAATCGCGCCTTCTTCTGATGTGGGCTGCTGCTGGTACTGTGCCTGCCACTTACTGACAGGAAGTTCAGCCTTAAGGCTTTCTAACAGCTCCAGAGCCCAGAATTCAGGCCATAGGGGTTGTCCTGATGGCATGATGGCGGGGAACTCAATGATCTCCCACTCATCCATGCCATCTCTTTTGGCGGCAGAATCGATAATTCTACCCGTAAGATCCTTCTTGCCCCATCGAGTCATCACAATAATGATGGCTCCTCCGGGCTGGAGTCGCTGTCTTGGACCTGATGTATACCATTCATACACCTTGTCGAAGACAGACGGGTCGGTAGAGGCTAGAGTTGCCTCCTGCTCGGAGTGCGGATCGTCAATGATAAGAAGATCAGCGCCCTTACCGGTCACAGCACCGCCAACACCGATAGCGAAGTACTCACCACGCTGATTGGTGTTCCATCTACCAGCAGCCTTTGAATCCACAGCCAGCTTTGAGTCAGGAAAGACACTCTGGAATTCCTCTGAGTCAAAGAGATTTCGAACCTTACGTCCAAAACCTACAGCCAACTCTGCAGTGTGGGCAGTCTGGATGATCTTCTTGGCAGGGTCTCTGCCTAGAAACCATGCCGGAAGAAGGTACGAGGCGAACTCAGACTTAGTGTGTCGGGGTGGCATGTTGATGATCAAACGCTTCAGCGTCCCTTCAGCAACCCTATTGAAGGCATCTGCCATAATCTTGTGGTGTTTGCCGCTAATAAACGCGGG